CCCCGGCCACCGGCGGCGAATCGAGCTGCACCGGCCAACCGGCCACCCCCACCCCCCTGCACCCCCGGCGAGACATGAAAAGAACCGGCGGCATCGGCCACAAGTATTTAGCGGGAGGGTTCGCCTACTTGTTGGGGGTACTTGTATTCTACTTGTCTACTTGTGACATGAGTCACGTGTTTTACTCTTGACTTTGGCGCGGGTTGGATTCACAATATTAGGGAGCTTGCGCAAGGGGCGCGGGCAGATAGGGGGCCCATCGTGGCACGTCGTAGTTTTGTATTTTGGTGCGATAGGATGGATGCGGCCGCTGCGGGTCGTATTGAGAATGAGTGTGACGGCTACGCGGCCGTGCATGTCACGTATCAATCGGAGGAGCTGCGGGGGATTCTTGGGGGGGACTATTGCCAGGCTTGCGCGGATGCTCTCGCGGGTGATGGTCGTTTAATCCTTAGCGTTAAGGGTATCTAGTTAGCTTTAGGTGGCGCCCCCGTTCCGGCGGGGGTGCCGCCCGGTGCCCCTGGCCGCGTGTCGGGGGTAGCGGGCGGCAAGGGGCCGCAAACTAGAGATAGGGGAATTTATGGATAGGGAAGAGTTAGGGGCGCGGGCGTTGCGTCTCGCGTATCGGGTGCAGGGGTTGGCCGCTAACGCGGTCGGTGCGGCCGGTGAATTCCGGAGCGAGCACGGCCGGAACCCGGAGCAAGTCACCGGGGACTATGTTTCGGACCTTGTCGCGGAATTGCGCGACACGGTGCGCAAATTGTCGGCGGTGGTGCGGGAGCTTGACAAGGTGCGGGCCGAATTGGATGCGGCTAGTTTTGCGGGTATCGCGGCGGCCGTGGAACAAAGGGGCCGCAAGTAATGGCGCGGCGGGCATACACTGAGACGGAGCGGGCGGCGGTGCGGGAGCATCGGGCCGCCCTGGCGGCGGCCGCTAAGGCGGCGGACGAATCCCGGCCGGGTGACGTGTCGCGGGCCGTGGAAATTCTGGGCCACTATTCCCGACGTAACGCGGCGCTAATTTTGGTGCAGGCGGAGCTTATGGGCCGGCCGTTGCCGCAAGCGGTGGCCGGGTTCCATGAGTGGCGTAAGCTGGGCCGGACCGTCCGCAAGGGTGCTAAGGGTTACGCTATTTGGGCGCCCATCGTGGGCAAGAAAGGCCAGGGCGGCGACGATGGCGCGACGGATGACGGGACCCCGCGAGGGTTCACGATTCGGTTCGTCTTCGACGTGGCCGACACGGACCCGGCGACGGTCCCGGCGGGGGTGGCGTAATGGGTAGGCGACGGGTAGAACCTAATCTAAATGCCATCCTGGCGGCATATGAACGGGAGGCGCGGCGGTTGGATAGGGCCGCTAAGGAATTGGGGACCGACACGGCCGCCGGGCGGGAGCTTTTGACTATGGCGCGTAATGTCCGCCGGTGCGCGTTGGCGGCGGCTACTGATGCGGCGCGGGAGGGGGTGACGGCGTAAAGGTTGGGGCGCTCCCCGCTTCGGCGGGGGTGCCTTGCCCATTCTGCACTAGTTCGTTAGTGTGGGGCGGGTAGGGCATAGCTCGGAGCTAGTTCTACGGCGGTCTAAGGGGGCCGCAAATATGGAAACAATCACGAAACTAGGCGGGCGCGAGCTTATCGCGGGCCGCGAATGGATACGGAGCACGACACTAGACGCGGCCGGTGAGCCCTGGCACGTGTCGAAAAGCGGCCAAGTGTTGCCGGTGGTGGTAAAGGTGCGCGGCGAGCTTGTGCACCTGGCCGGAAATGCGCGGCCCTATTTCTCCGTAACGGGGGAAGTGTATAACCCGCGCTCGCGCCGTAACGGCGGCGACGGGTGCATTATGGCCGGGTGTATCCACGACATAGCGGTGCACTATTTTCCGGCGGTGGCTCCGGTGGTGGCGGTGCACTTGGCGGACGATAACGGGGTGCCGATGCACGCGGCCGCTAATGCGGCCTATTGGGCGGGTCTGACGAAATACCAACCGGCGGACCTGGCGACACTTGCGCGGCATTTACGGCTGCCGGAAATTGAGACGGAAGACATAGCGCGGTGGGTATGGAATTTCTACGGGGATAACCCCGACGCTTTCGACGCGGTGACTACCCCGGCGGCGGCTATGTTGGCGGCGTTCGAAGAATTCGGGCTGCCGGAGCGGTGGCAGACAGACGCGGCGCGGGCGCTCGCGGTTCTTCGTCGTGAGGCGGTGCAGGCATGAGTCGGGCGGCCGCACGTCTTCGGGCCGCGACGTATGCGGCAAGCTTTATCGGCGGGGTCATTGTTGCCGGTACGGGGTTCGACACGTGGAACGCGGGCGATAGTTTCGGCGCGTTCTATCTTTTGGCGGGGTTGGGCCTGGCGTTTATCGGCTGCACCTACCGGGCGGGGGGCGAATGATGGCGCGGACGGTAGCGGAAATTCCCGACGGGTCCGACGCGCTCGCGGGCGCGTTTCTGGCGGCGGATTATTACGGCGGACAATTTACGGCGCTTTACGCGGTCGCTAGTTCGGGTTCTCTGGAGCTTTATTCGGGCGAGGGGTTGGACCGGCTGCGGCGCGAATTGGTAGCGGCTGTCGCTATTGCGGAACAATTGCCGGAGTCTGACGACGGCTATTTGACCGACGCGGAAAATTTGGGCGCGTTCCTGGCCTGGGTTGAAGCTAACGCGGGCGATTAGCCCGCCGGGTGCGGCCGCGTGGCCCTCGCCCCGTTCGATACGGGGGCACCCGCTCCGCCTAATTCGGGGCGGTTCAACATAGAAGGGTAAAGGTATGTCTATTTTCGACACGGCTAAACAAGGGGTAGGGGAGCGGCGCGTAGTGTTTACGTGGTCCGGACCGGCTACGGAGGAATACGCGGGCAACGTGTGGGGGGAGCGGGTGAAGCTTTCAATCACGCACAATAAGGACCGCAAGCGGTTCGAGGCTACCGTTTCGCGGTGCCAGTGGAGCCAGGGCGACGGCTACGTGATGGAATCTCACGCGGTTTTCGTTGATGCTTTCGTTACGTTTCACGCGGCCCCGTGTGCGCGGTTCAGTAGCGGCCGGTTCTCTCAGTTTGTGGCGGAGACGAAGACTAAGGCGGAAATGTATGCGGCTCCGGCGGTAGTTGTTGACGGGTCAGTAAAGGCCCGTGAGCTTTTCCGTAAGGCTGCCGAACTGGCCGTTCCCGTCGCGTGACTTGGGTACGTTTTAACCCGCATGGCGACGTAGCTTTCATCGTTCGACGGGCCGGGAAGCGGTGCGGGGTGTTCTTTGATAGGCCGCCCCGTTACCGCGCCCCCCGTCATACGTTCGCCGTGTACCGCCAGCTAGGTGCCGGGCGTTGGTACTGGCAAGGTCCGGACCGTGCATCGGGTAACGGTTGGGGGCAGGTTAGTTCCGCTCATTACTACACGTCCCGAGATGATGCTGCGGCCGCGATGGTGCGGCACCATATTGTTCCGACAGTTTTTTCGGTTGGGGTGGTGCAGGTTACGTAGCTTGTGCTAGTCTCACCAAAGAAGGCCGCGCTCCCCGTTCCCCTTCCGGGTTGAGCGCGGTCTTTTATTTTATGTAGCGGACCCTATCCCATGCGCCTGTGGCGCGACTCATTACAGTAGTTTGTCGCGTTCGTCGGGGGTGAGTCCGCCCCACATTCCGTGCCGACGCAAGTCTGGTTCTTCGAAACTCATTGCCAGTTTGAGGCATTGGTATTTGACTGTGCAGTTGTTGCAGTATTCGCGGGCTTGGTCCCAGATGCGGGGGCTGGTGTTGCCTTGGTATTCGGGGAAGAAGATGTCTGTCGGCTGGTTGAGGCAGGCCGATTCTGTCATCCAGTCATGCTGTGCGTACACGGTTCAGGTGGTCCTGGTAGTTTTCGCGTTGCGATGGGGTCATCCCGGCGTACATGCCGAAACGGGGTACAGCTGGGTCTTGTTCGATTTCCATGATGAACTCGAAGCATTGTTGCATAACGGTGCAGTTTGCGCAGTATGAGCGGGCTGCTTTGTATGCGTATGGGCCGCCTCCTTTTTGTTCGAAGAAAATGTTGATGTCTGCGCCTCGGCATGATGCGTGGTTTTGCCAGTTCATTTTGTGGTTCCCTTCTTGCGTTTCGATAGTCGTGTGCCGTCGTACCGTTTGGCTTCATGGCATTGACATGGGCAGGTGGCGAGCTCGGCCGGGGGGTGTTGGCCGAGTTGTTTCGCCACGCTGCCGCAATGGTCACATGTTGTCACTAAAAGGCATCTTCGAAAAGGTCGGTGTCAAACTTTTCTTTGACTTTCGCCATGACGTTCTCCGTCTGGTCCTTTACATACGAATCGTAAGTCAGGTCCGGACCCACATTGTCTGCAACAATCTTCGTCCAGGTCTTCTTCACGCCGTCCTTTTCGGAGGTGGTGATGTCGATGCGGCCGACGACGATGACACGGGAACCTTTGACGACGGTCGCGGCAACATTCTCGGCAAGTTTGCCGAAGATGGTGACGTTGTGCCAGGTGGTTTGCTTCTTGTCATCTTTGCCACGGGTGGTGGCGACAGTCATTTCTCCGACTGCCATGCCGCCTGGTGTGAACCGGATTTCGGGTTGTTTGCCGACGTTGCCGATGATGGTGATGTTGTTCATTTCTTCTCCCCTTTCAAGGTGAGTGGTAGTGTTTGATTGCGTTGTTTCACACAGGTGTGTGTTGGTGGTTGGGACGGTTTGATGTACAGCACTATCCGTTGTTTGCACCGTTCGCAGACCCATTCGGATTGCTTGTCCGCCATTGATACCACTTCGGGAGTCCCCTTTCTGTGCTGTATTTCACTAATGCTAGTGCGGCCCGCAGGTTGATTCGCGGATTTAACAGGTCCTCTTTGACCTTGATAATGCGGTTGTCTCTCAGGTAGCGAACCCACGAATAATCATTGACCTGCATAATGCCCCAGTCCGTGGACCAGACAGAGCCGTCGGCCCTTTTGTTGAATCCTTTGTTCCAGGGTATGCAACGTGATTCGCGGTGAGCGATTCGTAAGAGCTCCGGAAGGTCCCCTCGTTTGAATCCCACTTCTAGTGCGACCGGAATAAGTTTTTTGCAGGTGGCCGGTATTTCGGTTGCTGCCCCGACTCGGGCTGGCATGAGGTTGATAAGGACTAGGGATGCCAAGAGCGCGGATTTGCGCATGATGTTCTCCTTTCGTTGGTGGGCATCAGGTGGTGTTGTGCGTGGCTATCTCCTCTCGTTAGGGCTTGTTTGAGTCTAGTCGTATTCGGGGTTGGTCAACAGGTCTTTAACGTGGTGCTCCATTAACAGATACCCTTTGGCGGGGTTGTCTGAATCAACCGCGAACAGTCGTTTGTCTTCCAGCGTGAAGTTGTGTTTGATGAACTTTTTTAGCCGGTCCGTGGACACGATGACGAATCCGTCGTTGGAGAACAGGTAGACCCACCAGGTTGCTTTGGTTGTTTTGAGTCCGGATGGTTGCCACCCTCGGTTTTGTGGGGATTGTTCGGTTTCTACGACCATTCGCCCGTTGCGGTATCGGTCACGTTTTACTTCGAAGCTGCCGTCGGATAGGGATGTGAGGAATCCTTGGACGATTTGTTCGCCTTCTTCTCCGTATGCTAGGTCTTGTTGAAAGTTGGGGCCGAAAAGGTCGTGGTCAGGGTTGTATGGCATTGTTGCCTTTGTCACGTTTGGGGTGGTGGAGTGTGGCGTAGCCTTTGAGTAGGTCTGCGCCGAACCGTTCACGGAATGTGGAGCACCAGATGTCTCGTTCGTTTGGGGTCATGTCGCCCCATAGTCCGAACCTGATGCCGATTTCAGCTGAGCTGCCTATCGCCATTAGTTGCGTACCATTTCTTCGTAAGAGATGATTGCGTATTCCCAGCCTTCTCGGTCTGTCATGCGGTCGGAGTTGGCGAGTCGTTCTGCGATGATTTCCCATTGGCGGACTTTGCGTTCAAGTGCGTCGATGCGGTGGTTGAGGTTGTCGATTACTTCGTCTACGAGTCGGCCGCGTTGTTCCATGATGTCATCAGTCACCACGCACCGCCTTCGCGTACAACTCGCCTGCGTGACGCAACGATTCAGCATCGCCAGAAATGGCAAACGCTTCCGCAACGTCGCGCCAAGTGTCACGCTGTTTACGAGCGAGCCAGATGTCATCAAGCATCTCGGTTGGGTGTTCCCAAATGATGCGGTCGCCAACATGGTTCAGCTTGTTAACCATCGCACATCTCCGAATCCAAGACCATGATTCGACCAGCAATGCCGATGTGTAAATCTCGCCTGCACACATGGCATGGAGCAGCACAACCCTCGTTGTAGTAATTCCACGTCAAACCATCACACGCTTCGCATTCGCCCGACACTTGGAGCCGAGCCTTCAGACGCTCATTCTCGGCCTGCAATTCGGCATACGCCGGACAGTCCTTACAGGTGTACGGGGTACCAGAGTTAAACGGTTTCCACTTCATCCTCGTCCCCTTCCAAATCCAAAAACGCTTCGATAGCTGCCCGTTCACGGTCAGTCAACCCAGTCTCAGCGTCTAGTTGTGGCGTATACACCCGCTCCATGAGACACTCAAACAGTTCGCGGGCGACTTGCTGCATTTCAGTTTCCATAGCCTGCCTCCTGTAATAGATGCACCAAATCGTCTAGCCGCATGATGGCGTACTGGTCACCTGGGTCGCCATAGTTGCGGCGTTTGACCACCAGAATCCCGTGTTGTGCTTTCGCATTGTGCCGTTCCGTTTCCGTTTCCTTTAACCAGCCGGAGATGTCCAAGGTCTTGTGGTTCTTGCACTCCCAAACAAGCGGGCCGGTGCCGGTGATGTCACCTTTGTCGGCTTGTCCTTGGAGGACTCGCCGTTCGGCGTGGGGCCAGCCTTTGCTTTGCAGGTAGCGGACGATGAGCGTTTCGAACGCTGTGCCTTTACCCTTGTTCCGGCTCATTTGTACCTTCCTTGAAGCTTGACAGGTCTTTCAGGGCGTCACGAAGCGCTGGCAGGGCGCTGATAGGGACTGGTTGGGCCCAGTCAATGCGGGCATTGGCCGCCACCTTGACATGGTCCAGTCCGTGCTCGGCACATACCCGTTCAAATGATTGGCGTGATGTTTCGTTCAAGAAAGCTTGTTCTGGTTCGCTTGCGGTCTGTTGTTTGGCGGGACGACCAACCTTCTTCGCTGGTGGTGCTTCCTTGTGATGGTCCAAATCTTCCCATTCCTGCTTTGACCACAACTTGAGTGCGATTCCGAACCGCATCGCGCCGTTGCGGAGGCTGTCCGAAATCAGTTCTTTATAGATGTCGGGTTTCTTGTCTTGCACGGAACCGATTGCGAGGCGTCGGACGCCGTGGATTTGCAGCCACCCGGCCATGTGTGCCATGCCGTTCACGACGGTGTATTTCGGCAGACCTGCCTCGTCGTATTCAACTGGTTCCCATGTCCAGGTTGGGCAGACTTCGATGAGGATTTTGGTGATATCGGCATGACCCACAAAGTCAAGGCTTGCGCCACCTTTCGGGAGTTTGCCAACAATCTTCGGGTCCGGCACCGCATAGTCGGTAAGGACTTTGAGTAGCGATTCGTCACGATGCTTGCGCATCTCGTTGTATTCCTTGTATTCCATTTCTCCCATGTCACTTTCCCTTTCTCTGGTTTTGTTGAGTTAAACGGCGCTGCTTACGGAGGCGCCTGTTACGAATCTTTTTCCTTGCTGCCGGTTCGTGCGTCTCGTTAAAACTGTTGAGCCCGCCGTTGAATACTTTCGTATGTTTGGACGGAATAAGACCACGCGGGTTAGGTGTATAACGTCCGTGCTGTTTCCGATGGAAGGCAGTGCCAATCATTATTTCCCCTTCAATACGAAACTACGGACAGTGATTGTTTTGCTGTACTTCGCGGCCAATTCAGGGCACTCTGCCTTGAACAGTTTAGTATCCAACGTCTGACGCTTCTGGCCTTTCCAGGTGGCGACGAGGGTCCCGCCGACGGTAGCTGCGTCAGCTGTGCCGATTGCCTCGCACAACTTGGCAGTCAACTTGTCTTCAATTTCTTCATACGATTTACGTTCGGACTTTGCGTGGCGAAGTTGCTTTACAATTTCCATGTAGTCCTCTGAGAGTTCTACGGTGGAGTCGGGTCGCGGCTCTGGGTAGCGTTCCTTGATTGATTCAAACGACCAAGAGACACCGGGGGGTGTCATGCCCATGTCGATTGCGGCCAACCATTCGGACGCCTTCTCAATGTGTTCCTGCTTTTCGGCGTCGGTCACTTCCTGCGTGTGGATGTGCAATTCGTGCGCACCGTCGAACACGCCCCAAGTGATTTCGCTGGTATCGGCGCAGATAGCTTGTTGCACACCTTGGATGCGCCAGTAGTCGAAGAAGTTTCCGGGGTCCCACGGGCGGTTGTAGGTTTTGATTTCGCAGATGCGACGCTCGTTGCCTGATTCCCAGAATCCGTCAATGGTGGAAATGAGTCGTGCGCCACGGTCATCGTCGTAGGCGAACATTTCGTCGGGTGTAAAGAACTCCATGCCGAGCCGTTCGTTAACCCAAGTGATGACGGTTGGCTCCAGGTCGTTGCCGCGTTTCATCGCCCATGTCGGTGTGGTCGGCGTGGGTGGGGTGTTGGAGAGTAGTTCTGCTGCGAACTTGTCTGGTGCGACAAATCGGTGCAGACCGTAGATGGCTGCGGCAGCTGACGCAGAGATGCGTTTGCGGCCTTGCTCGTCACGGAACCGGATGTTCAGCCAGTCCTGTTCGCCGTGTGTTGGTTTGGTAATCCTGTAACGCTTGAACCCCATGTCGGGTCCCCTTTCTGTTTGGTCAGCTGTCAACCTAACGAAAGGGTGTGCGCGATGCAAGCACCATTCGCAATAAACTATTAGTCTAACGTCAAAGGTTTGGTGTAAGGCTCAAGAAATTCGATACTGCGCATCATCCCTGACGGAATGTAAATGACATGGTCGTAGAAATCGTCAGGCGTTTTTGACTGTGCGATGGTGACGTGGCCGGGCTTCCCGCCGTCCTGTTCGTTGACGTGGATACCGCAAGTCACGACGATGTGTTCGTTGTGGTCATCGTCCAGTTCACCCCAATGGCCAGGTCCGGCGTGGGCGTCGGCCCATTTGACGAGAACGTACTGTGGGTCACTCATCGTTGTCACCTGGTTGGAAATCGGGGTCGCCTTTGCGTCCGCAAATGTTGCAGTATGACCCTTCGTTGGGGGGCCAACAGGTTTCGCAGGCGGGGCAATAGAGCCAGCTCATAAACTGAGCCTAGCCGATGGGTCAGGCAGCCTTATTTTTAGCGGTTTGTTTCGCTATCAGGAGGTCAATCGTGTCAATCAGGTTCAGGAGACGGTTTTGGTCTTCGCCGTGGCATACCACTCGGGATAGGAAGTAGCGGAGTTCGGTGAGTGTTTTGATGGTCATAGGGGGGCTGACTGTAGCACCCTAAATGTCTCCGCGTAGGTGGTCATCAATGTGACTGTCCAGTTTGTTTTCGATGCGGTTGAGTGAGTCTGCGACGATTGCGTGGTCGTCACGGTTTTCTTTCCTCATGGCTTGCACAAGGGCCGCTAAGACCGTGCCGACAGCTCCGATTACCGCTACGAGAACTATCTCGCTCATTCGTAGAACTTCGTTCTATCCCAGCGGCGGTTGAGAAAATGAGCGCCAAGCATAGCGCTACAGAACACAGCGCAACCAAGAATAAAAAGACCGGTAAAAGTACGAGCCATTTCAAGCCTTCAAACCTTTCCGTCCCTTTTTCTCTTTACGGGTCGGTTTGACAACCTTTGTTGCTTGTTCAACAGCGCCGCCTGTTATTTCGGCAGGGAGACTGTCACAATCGAAACATTCGAGGTGCCAGATTTCAAACTCTTTGTTGTTCGGGTCGCCCACGCCCCACGCCCAACCGAACTTTTCGCAATTCGCCTTGAGCCAATCAACATGCTTCTGCGACCCACCAAGGTTAATCAGTTTCTTGTTAACGACAGCGGCCACATCAATTGCACAACCCCACCCGTGCTTCGAGGTGCCGGGGGTGCCAGCCGGAGCCATGCCGTCCTTCAAGAACCATGTCTTGCCCTTGTAGGTGCGGGTAATCTGGGGCACACGCTTTGACGGCTTCGTGCTGTAGCGGGAAGCAAACAGCGACTCCTGCTCCTTCAACGTGCGCAGGGCACCAACATGCGAGAACTCCAGACCCTCGGCCTTGGCCGCCGTCAGCATCGCATCCCACGCCTTCGCAGCCTTCCAATAAAGTTGACCGTAAGGTTTGATGTTGGACAGCAGATGCGCCGGGATGTCCCCGTTCGGGCATTTCGCCAACTCATTAGGGGTCACGAATTTCCGGCTGGGGTACATCAGTCATCTCCTTTAGAGTCAATGTAAGCGGTTCCTACCAGCGCGGCAAACAAAACACCGGTGATGTAGAGGGCTTGTGTGCGGGTCGCCCCAGAGAGGGTGATGATGACATATGCACTGCCGCACATTGCGGCGACGATGGTCGCTGTATGTCCTAGAAACTTGCGCACGGTGGCGAGATTATCATTTGCGTCGGGCACCCATAACGACCGGGGTGGCAGCTAAAACTGCGCCAACCACAACAAGTGCACGGCGTTGAGCGACTGTCACGGTTTGGTTGGCTGGGACGTAATTGTCAAATCCTCCACCGAAGATGTTGACTTCTTCTTCAAAAGCTTCTTTGACTTTTGGCGGTGCTACTGACAATTCTTTGGCGAGTTGGTCTAGTTGTTGACCGGAAAGTTGGTCAAGGTTTTCGGCAATCTCGGTGATGACCGCTTCAACTTGCTCGTCCGTGGGGTTCTCGGGGAGGGCCGCTATAGGCTCCTCTACAGACCAACTAACTGTCGTAGTTGTCGTCGTCTGGTCCACCATCATTGTCGTCGCCACGGGCCTCAGGGGCGGGTTTGGCGGGACGGTGGTGGTGGTAGGCGCCAAAGATGTCACGGTGGTGGCGGTTTTGGCCAGGCTGGTAGGGGCAACAGTCACCAAACTGGTCGTAGAGCTGGACCCCATCAACTCCAACGTTGTCGAAGGGGCCAGGGATGTCGTAGATAACGATGTTGATTCGGTAGGAAGGGTGGTTTCGGGCAACGTCGTGGAGGCCAATATCTCGGGCAATGTCGTCGGGGTTAACGTCGATGTCGGAAAGCTGCTCGTTGACGATTCCAGCAAACTGCTGGAAGTAGTGGACTGAATCTCTGGCTCGCTCGTAGGCGGCACGGTGCTCGTTGTCGTCGTAATGCTCGGCCATACCTGCACCGTAGTGGAGGTGGACGTAGAAGGCAAGGATGTTGTTTCTTCAACCGTTGTTGTCGGTTCTTCAGTTGTTGTGGTTGGCGGTTCGGTCGTCGTTGTAGACATCTCAGTTGTCGTTGTAGACACATCGGTTGTCGTTGTAGACCCAACAGTTGTTGGTATCACAGCAGTCAAATTCGCTGACAGGTCATACTGCACCCCAGACCACCAAGCATCCGGATTGCCACAACACACCCCTGCGCGAAGCCGATACCAACCCGGCTGTAGTTCTATCGACAGGTGCGATTGCAACCCGTACCAGTCGTCGTTCGCAACAAGCAACACACCCAGGTCGTTATATAACCAAAGCATCGGGTCGGAGCCGTACCCGGCGACAGCGTAGGTGCGGACCTCAAAGACTGTGGTGGTATCAAAGTGATACCAATAGTCGGTGGCCTGCGTGACCCGCAGGTTCTCAGCTTTAACAGTTGTCGCTAAAACGATAAGGCCAAGTCCGGCCCCGATTGCTAGGGCTTTACTCGCCCGACGGAACTTCCGGCTTTTTGCCGAAGGCAACAGCCACTTCCTCTTTCGACAAAACACCATCCTCAGCCCAGAACTTAAGTAACTGCTCAGTTACTTTTGCTGCACTCATAAAACCTGCGAGGGCGGCGGCCTTGTACAATTCCACCCCAATCAAGGCACCACCGGCTAGGGCGGCAAGAGCCGACGAACCGAACACCGCAAACACGCGGCCGATAACTGACTGAATCTTAACCATATTTACTCCTAGTAGTCGTGTTTGATGATGTAGGTGACGACAGCGTATGGCTGAAGGTTGCTGTGCGCTTCAGCGGCGTTCGCTGCAGCAACTTCAGCAGTGTTTCCAAGAACAGGGTGGGTGTGGCCAACGGAGATGCCACCGCTTTGCGTTGATGAGGTGTTGGCCCCTTGGGCAACGATGCCTGAACCTGCGCTGGGTGCCACGGTCGTCAAGTTCCCAGACGGGGTAGACGAGAAGATAACTTCGTGAGTGTGGCCAACGCTTTCGCCTTGACTGGTGATTGCAACGTCGTGGTAGTGCGAACGCAAACCAGACTGCGCAGCGGTCAACGTGACAGTTTTGTCGCCACCAGTCTCAAAAATTTGGTTGAACTCGCCTTGCGCAGAATCCAAACCGACAAGGGTTCTGCCCTTAAAGTTCGGGGTGACAGTGCCAACCAAAGCACGAAGTTCCGTATACGAGGCGCTAATCGAACCGCCATCGCACAACAACCAGCCAGTCGGGGCAGAAGTTCCACCATACGGTGCAATGGTTCCGACCGGGCAAATCAGTTTCAATGTCGCCAAAGCAATATCATCAGCAAGAATCGTCCGGTTCTCAATCTTTGCTGAAGTGACAGCAGAGTCAGCGATACCAGCCGTAGCAACCTGCCCCCACTCGGGGGCTGTCGCACCACTATTGACACGCAACACTTGGGAAGCAGTGCCAATACCCAGCTCTTGAAACGTGGTAGCACCCTGATAAACAACAGCGCCCTGCCCCTGATACTTCGACACCAGTTCATTCGCCTGGTCAGCTTCATAGGCGGTGAAAACAGGATAGATAGTCGCACCAGCATCATGGGACCGGTCAATCGTGCCATCCGCCCCACGACCATTTGCCGAAGCAGACCAACCCGAAACAGTCGCAGGGTCTACAACAGTAAGAGTTGTAGTCGACGCATACTTAACACAAAGCTTTTCCTCTTTAGAGGTGCCAGGGTCCACCACAACAAAGAACGGTTCCGAACCGGTAGGCCACCCAGACATGGTGCTAGCAAGAGTGACAGTGGTTCCGCCAGCTGCCAGCAACACACCAAGGGTGTTGCTAACTGGTGCTCCTTTGTACGACCTACGACTCTTGCCTGCCATGATTCTCCTAGTTTTCTACCGACCTAAGTGTAACAACAAGAGTCCCTTGGAAAGTCCAAGTGTTCCCGTGGGCGTCCGCTGAGAGCCATTCCACATCATCCACGATAACCGTGTGGGTGAAATTGCCTATCTGGAGGGCGATGATTCGGGGCGATTCAATGAGCCCATCAAAGAACCTTTGGTGTTCGTCTACATCATAGTAATACTCTTTATCCCGAACCTTCACCGTGTCGTGCAGAAGGATAGGGACGACGAACTGTTGGGAACGGAACGGAGCAACATAGGCGCGGGCCATCCAGCGGGTCATGGTTGGACCGGTAGCCGTGTTGGTGCTGGAACGTGTCAACTTAAACTTGAACGCCGCCTCAATCGCCTTGTCATCCAGACCATCAACAGAATCTTCTGTAGTCCCAATGTCGTCCCATAGCCCAGCTTCAACCCATGAACCTTCATCAATTTGCAGGTATTGGCTGATTGAACCGACGAGTGGGGTTGCGCGGGTGTCAATTTTGGCAACGAATTTGCGGTCGGGGATACCCCACCGCCAGATACCTGTTTCAATTTCGCCAGACTCAACAAGTTTGCTGGAGTCTTGAGCGATAAACCCGATACCGGCAATCATAAAACAACGCTTTGAATCAAATGTGAGGGCGTTAGAAACTGTTGCGGCGGAGTTGTACATCAAATCTGTCGCATAGGCGGGGGCGTTGGTTGATGTAAACGCTGACAAATCAAGACGCCCCAAACCACCCGAAGTGCCGTCGTAGTTGGTCCAAGTGAAATAGGTGTATCTGTCTTCCGAAGTGAACTTGTAAACAGCACCGGATGTCGGGATAATTGGGCCAGCAACAAGGTTTGACTGGTCATCGGTCGTGCAATAACGGGCACCTTTGTTGGTGCCGAGAAGGATATAGCCGAGGTATCCGCTGATTGCTGTGACAACCTCGCCGGTTGGAAGTTCAAGGGCGACAACACCCGAATCTAACAAGCCCGCCGAGGTAATCGTAATCTTATAAATCAGCGACTTGTTGCCAGAATAGCCAGCTGCGTAAACAGCGTTCTGCCCGGTTGCTACACCAACCCACCGAAATGTTGAGTCGCCCGGGATGACGGCATCTGACGGGGAACCACCTGAGTCGATAGCCCGCAGTTTGTGGTCATGCGCACCAAACATGAACTGTTTAGCGAACGCCAGCATGTAATACGAATCGTTTGAGTTGACAAACTTGGTGTTAGAAATTGCTGCAACAGAACTGCTCGGGATGATTTGGCGAACACCGTCGGACGGAAACGCTAAATAGATTTTGTTTCCATCGGTCGCCATTGCGGCACAGTTACCGCCAGGTTCATTTGTGCAGTTCAACCAAACTGGTCGCTGTACGGCAGTTCCGCCAGACACAAACGTGCCAGTTGCACCGTTCGTGACTGTGAACGTAGTCGTGGTTGGAGTCCCGGCAATCGTTGCCCCAGTCAAGTTGTATGCGGTGGGGGAGATACCAGTAATGTCAACAACTTGTCCAGCGGTAAAACCGTGCGCAACAGACGTGGTGTAGGTGATGGTCCCACTTGACGCAGAAACGTTTGAAACTGTTCTTGTGATACTGGTGTATGGGTCGGTGGAGTATTTGACATCAGCGTCAAACGATGCGTAAACGCGGGGACCTTGAGCAACCGAATGAACAGTTGTAGCGGTTGACCCAAACGAAAGTTTCGTTTCGTTCAACAAACTGATTTGGCCCTTGGTCCAAACATCAATACCTTTGGACTTATAAAACCTATAGTCCTTCGCCTCAGCCGTATCCGCATACTTCTGTCCCGCACCAAAATGCCACGAATCCTGACCGCGACGCCACAAACCACCAGGGTTAATAGACGACTCACCTGGCGCAGTTGAAATGTCCTGCGAGTCACGGACACGCTGCTCATACCCACGGGAGAACCGGCCAGATTTCTGGTCAATCATGTACGGGCGACCGTCAATAGCTACTGGGAAAACGCTCGGGACAAGAGGCGTTGCAGCGATGCCCGTAAAAAACGCAGGCGAATTTGTGTAAGGGAAAGTGAAATTGATTACTGCCACGTCACACCCTGTTCAGGAACGTGGGATACAACCTGTTCAACTTCGCGGCTTCAGCTGTGATGCGGTCACGCCGCATACGGATAAGGTTAATTAACGAATTACCAACAGCCCCCGACGGGACTTCATCCGAACGGCGGGTATCGCCCTGCGACTCAGTGAAGTTCCGTTTGACTTCACGGGGGGCAACCAAACGAATCTGGCATCCCATGACGAGGATATCTTCAGCGGAGTCAGGGAAACCACAAATGGTTTGCAAACTGTCCGTCTCTTGCGTCGCCTTAGTGAAATGGGTTTTGTATACAACCCGCATCGACCCAGAGGTGATTTGTGAATCAATTTGTAAAGCAAGACCAGAACCGAAATCCTTTGTTGGCATGTTCCGCAACAGCTTGAACTGGTTGACCTGCTTGTAGTCGGAGGATAGATACCTGTATCGGACATCAACAATGTCAAGGATTTCGTCGTTGATGGACAGGTTGGTTTGCCGGTCAGCAGCGTTATACGTCAGGTCGTAGGTTTTGACACGAAACAGGCCGTGGACGGGACTAGACAGGTCAGCTATCTCGTCGTTCAAAGCCTCAAAAATTTGGTTCCGAGGGAACTTGGGGTTGACGGTAACGATTGCCGCGTTCGCATGGGTAGCGGCAGTAGTGCCGTTAAAGGCACGTTCCACCGTAGCTGTTTTCGCCCCAACAGAACTTTCCCATACGTACATCAACTCGGCATCAATTTGGATTACTGCTCCAGGGCGGATACCAGACAGGTCATAGGTAAAGGTGACGGTTGTCGCGGTAGCCGTTAAAGACGCTGCGAGCTTGTTCCGTTCCTCAACAACCCCAGACAACAACTGTCGCTGGGTGCGGGTAATTATCTGGGCAGTAGTAGACACTTACTTCTTCTTCTTAGCGGCTTTCTTGCCCATCTTCATAGGCTTGCCCGACTTCTTCGCTTCCATCTTCGCAGCCTTCATACCGGCCTTCGAATACGAGAATTCCTTTTTACCGACCATCGGCATGACAACCTCCTCAGGGGACAGTCAGATATTAGCACCGAACTTTTCGTCCAGCCGTTCTGCGTATTCAGCGGCAATCTGTGGCACTAACTGCTGTATCAGCCCGTTCATTGCTCGTTGTGCTGATGCAGGGTCGATGTGCTGGAGGTAGAGGACTTTGGGGATGTGGGCTATTTGGGTTGCGAGGGCTGTGCGGACGATGAGTTCGTAGTCGTCGGCTACTCGCAGGTTCGGGTTGTGGCCTCCGACAGCGTGGTAGGTGGATGTCCGCCATGCCCGTACATGGTTCGGCGCTGAAACGATATGACTGAGGGTTGTGCGGTTTATCGGGACCCGGCAGGCCCAGACTTGCAACGTCTCGTCCCAGTAGTGGGAGCCGTAGCCGAGGCCCCAGCCGTCCGGATAGCGGAGGCTGGAACCGTCCGGGTAGACCTCTGCGCAGTCCGAGTAGGCGAACCCGACAGACGGGTCTGTGAAGGCTGTGGCGAGTTCCTGAAGGCAGTTTGGGGTCAACTGGTCGTCGTGGTCTACTTCGACAAGGATGTCTCCGAGGCCGAGGCTGAACGCCATCTTTTTGACGTAGCCGATGTTGCCGCCCGAGGGGACATGGGGCCGGAAGTAGCGGATTCGGTACCGTTCGTCGGAGCACATTCCGTAGACCTGGCGGTGGACTGCATCGGTGGTTGAGTCGTCGTAGATGACCCATTCCCAGTCGGTGTGGGTTTGTGCTTTGAGGGAGGCCCAGAGTCGGGCGAGGGTGTCAGGCTTCGTGTTGTATGTCGGGGTGATTACCGAGAGCATCGGCATCGTCTCTAGTTGCGGTAGCCGTAGACGCGGATCGTGCCGCCTGTGATTGAGCCAGAAGCGGGAGAGATGACGGCGCTGACGAAGGAGGTCGAGTCTGTCTGAATTGCTGCGGTGATTCCCGCGTTAGTCACTGTTGCGTACTGTCCATAGCCTGTTGTCGGCGCTGTAAGAAATGGTGCGATGAGATCGAAACTGCCACTAATGGCCGAGGCGTGGCCGTAGGTCGGGATCATCGCCGTCGTCAATGTGACCGACGTAAGGGCTCCCGTCGTCCAGTCCACGAAAGGGGTTTGCAAGAAAGCCTTGTAGTTAGTTGTCGTCGTTGTCGTCGAGGTGCGCAACTGTAGTTGGATTGACGCGTTTCCCGGTCCCGTGTCAATGTCGAAGAGGATCCGATAGTTGTCGTAGAGGGCGGAGAAACAATTAGTGATCGTGATCGAGGTGTTAGATGTCCCGACATTTATTGTGCCGTTCGCGGAGAGTGTGGCCGCCGTTCCGCCAGCGCTAGAAATAGCGGTCGGGATGACTTTGACGAGGCCCATGTAGGTCTCAACGGGGAAGCCTTCTGCCGTGCCCTGCGACTGGCTGAGGTAATCCCAGTTTGCACCATCCCACACCCGCAAATACCCCGTGTCCGTCTCATAGATAATCTGCCCCGTGTACGGGGTTGTGGGGCGGGTGGTTGAGGTGCACACCCCAGGGCGGAGACCGGTTGCGCTACTAGAGATACTCATGGCTGCTCCTCCTCAACAGGGCCTTCCTCGGTCCAACCAGTAGCCAGCAAAGCCTCGTACTCCTCGTCGGTCATTTCACGTTCGGTGATTACGCCAGCGTCGTTTGTGTGTATTTTAGGTTTCATGTTAAGCAATCCTGTATCCGTAGACCTGATACTTGAACGATTGCGTTCCAACGGCGGTGTACAAAGTGAAACCGTCAAATGAGTTTGTTCCGTACTGCGTCATCCCGCCTTGTCGAAACAGACTTGCAGTGTTGTATCCGAAACTTTGACCGAGCATATACGTTCTTCCGCTGACGAAGGGCGAAAAAATGTCGTATGTAAAACCTTCGAGGTAGGTGTTTGCTGTGTCTGAATACGTTCCCGTATTGAACTCGGTTTGGTTATTCCCAGAATAGTCGCCGCTGCCGCCAGTCGAATATAGACCTCGGCTCGCATAGTTGTAGTTAGCAGCCGAATTATCTGCGCCGCCAGCACGGAAACGAAGCAACATCGCCGCTCCAGCATTACTTCGGGTTACTTCGTGGACAATCAGCCGATAGTTGTTGTAGGTCGCCGAAAAACAATTGTTGACGCTTGCGCTAGCGGCCGCCGTGACGGTGCCGCCCGTGATGTATTCCAACCCGACTGGGTTGGCTGTGCTGGTAGACAGAAACACCCATGCCGACCCGTTCCACACCAGCGTCTTGTCTGTGTCGGTTTCGTAGATGACCTGTCCCTCGTACGGGCTGGCGGGGCGTGTCGAAGAAGTACAGACACCCGGCTTAGCAATCGCAGACGGAGCGAGGAACGAACTAATCGGCATTGGGGGCCTCCCACGGTTCGGGTGTATTGCCTTCAGCAAGCCACGCTTCGTATGCGGCGGTGTTCGGATT